TACTGCTTCGTATTTTGGTTGTGAGAACTGTCAATCTCAAACAACAACTAGTACAACAACTACAACTACTGCAGCACCTACGAGTACAACTACAACTGCTGGTACAACAACTACTACTGCAGGTACTACAACTACTACTGCTGGTACTACCACTACAACCGCAGGTACTACAACTACTACCGCAGGTACTACAACAACTACAACTGATGGTACTACTACGACAACAACATCGGGTACAACCACAACAACAACTGATGGTACTACAACTACTACGGCTGGGACTACAACAACAACAACTGCAGCACCTACTAGTACCACAACAACAACAAATCCTTAAAAAATAACTACAAACAACTTAATAGTTGTTAAATAATTAAATACACAAATATGAACGCAAAACAAGTATTAAACAAAATCATAGCAACCCTTTCTTTATCAAAGGAAGAAGTTGTGTTAGCATACGCTAAATTAGCAGATGGCACGATTTTAGAATCACCTACCTTTGATGTGGGTGAGGGAGTATCAGTAGTATCAGAAGATGGTACTAAAACTGCAGCTCCAAACGGAGAACATGAAATTGTTCTTAAAGATTCAGAAGGTAACGAAGTTAGAATCAAAGTAACTACTGAAGAAGGTAAGATTGTTGATAGAGCAGATGTAGGTGATGAACCAACTGAGCAAAAATCAGATGAAGTACCTGTTGAAGAATTACCTGAGAGTAAAGTACCTAAAGAGAAATCAGTATATGCTGAAAGTATCGCAGGTGAAGATATCGGTGGTGAATCTACTGATGAAGCAGATGAAACTGCTGAACCTATCACTGAAGATATGGGTAAAGTAATGGAAAAATTACAATATCGTATTGATGAGATGGAAAAGAAAATCCAATCTATGCAGGATAAAATGTATCCTAAAGAAGAAGAAGATGTTCAAATGTCTGATGAGGAAGAAGAACTTCCAAAATTAAATGGTGCTCCAGTAGAGGAGAACCCTTTAGCAAAACCAACAAAAAATAAATTTAGTAAGAAAGTAGAAGCTTCATCGCAGAATTCTTTCCTATCTAGATTATATAAATAATTAACAAAAAAACTTATTAAAAATGAGAAAAAATCAAAACTTCGCACAACCTACTGTAACTAGTACGTATGCGGGAGAGTTCGCGGGAAAATATATCGCGAGCGCACTTTTATCTGCAACTACGCTAGATAAAAATTATATCACTATCATGCCAAATGTGAAGTACAAATCAGTAATCCAAAAGATTGCGGTTGATTCTATCATAACTGATGCATCTTGTGATTTCGCAACTTCAGGTACAGTAGCTCTTACTGAGAGAATACTTACACCTAAAGAATTGCAAGTAAACTTACAATTATGTAAGGCTGAATTTTTAAATTCTTGGGAAGCATTACAATTAGGATATAGTGCATTTGACACTATCCCTGCTACATTCAATGATTTCTTAGTATCTTATGTAGGTGGTAAAGTTGCAGAAGCAACTGAACAATCTATTTGGGGTGGTGTTGCTGCTACTAACGGACAATTCGGTGGTATCTACAACGCATTATCATCTTCAGTAGTTGCTGGTGGAACAAACGCTCCTATCACTGCATCACTTTCTGGTTCAGTTGATTCTTCAAACGTATTAGCTAGATTAAACAATTTAGTTGATGCAATCCCTCAAACTATCTATGGTAAAGAAGATGTATTAATTTACATCCCAACTAACGTAGCTAAAGCATACCAACAAGCATTAGCTGGTGGTGCGCAAGGTGCGAACGGATACAACAACGCCATGAACGTGGGAGAAAAACCAATGAACTTCAATGGTATTGAATTAGCATGGTGTCCAGGTTTAGCATCTTCTGCTATGGTTGCTGCACAAAAATCTAACTTATTCTTCGGAACAGGTTTGATGAGTGATTACAACCTTGTAAAAGTGTTAGATATGGAAGACCTAGATGGTTCACAAAACTTCAGAATTATCATGAGATATACTGCGGCTACACAATATGGTATCGGTTCTGACATCGCTATCTACAAAAATTATTAATTGAGTAAGTAATAGGGAGATTAACCATATCTCCCTTTACTCAAATTAAAAGATGAAAACTAAAATTAAAAATTAAATACTATGGCTTGTAACTTATCAGCAGGACGTAACGAAGTATGTAAGGAATCAGTAGGTGGATTATCAGCAGTTTATTTTGTAAACTTTACTGGTTCACTAGCTAATATAACTGATGGTGAAAGTGATGATTTAATCACCACATTACCAACAGGTCTTACTGCTTACAAATACGACCTTAAAGGAACTAGCGCATATACTGAAACTGTAAATACTTCTAGAGAAAACGGAACTACATTCTTTCAACAAGAATTAACTCTTAATCTTAAGAAACTTACACCTGAAATGACAACACAACTTAAACTTGCTGCTTACGGACGTCCACAAATATTCGTAGCAACAATGAATGGTGATTGTTTATTGATAGGACAACAAGAAGGAGCAGATTTAACTGCAGGAACTTTACAAACTGGAGCAGCAATGGGAGACCTTTATGGTTACTCATTAACGTTTACAGGTATGGAGAAATTCCCAGCATCGTTTATTTCTGGTTCTACTTTTGCTAACCCATTTGCTGGAGTAACAAATGCTCCAACAGTAGTAGCAGGAACGAACAACTAATCAGTATTTCGCTTAAAATATTAGAAGGGATAGGTAAAACTATCCCTTTTTTTTATGCTTATCACTATAATATGAGATAAGTTTGTTAAATGTATAGATAAACAAACATAATTACAACTTAATGTTAGCATACTATATATCAGGAAGCAATAACTACTCAATGAGAGTATCCCCTACTGGTTCTTCTAACCTAGTATTACAATTGCAAGATATGTACACATTAGTGAATACATCATCTTCAATTAGTGCATCAACTAGACCTTACACATATCAACCATACGAAGGTATCCTAAATTGGACAGCATCTATTGTATCAGCATCAATTGGTGAGCAGTATAGAGCATATATCAATGATGGAACTGCATCTATATGGCATGGTACTATTTCAGTATTTGCATCTCAATCAATAGATAAACCGAGTTATGTAAACCAATTAGGTGTAGAAGAAGTGTATGTAAGTAACGTAACTGATAACGAATATATAATAATGGAATAATATGAAAGGAAAACAAAACTTTTCCGTTGTGAATTTAACACAACAAGAAATACCAATCGTAAGAGAGGATACAAAAACAAGATATACATGGGTACCTGTTGGTATAATAGGACCTGATGATTACTTTCAAAACATAACTGATAGTTTTACTACATCAACAACTAATGCAGCTTGTGTAGAGGGTATATCTGATTTAATATTTGGAAAGGGTTTGTATTCTAAAGATACGGCATTCCAAACTACATTAGATACATTACTTCCACAGGAAGAACTTAAGAGAGGTATCTTTGATTTAAAATTATATGGTAATGCATCATTTCAAGTATATTGGGATGATTCTCACACTAAAATAATTAAAATATATCACATTCCGGTACAAACAATTCGTGCGGAGAAGATATATGATAACCCAAAGGTGCAAAACTACTACTATTGTACTGATTGGAGTGACCAAAAAGCACAAAAGTATAAAAAAATCATACCTGCATTTGGTACATCACGTGAAAAGTGTGAATTACTTTATGTTAAAAACTACACACCAGGTAAATACTATTATAGTTTACCTGATTGGATGAGTGCATTACAATTTTCTTTCGTAGAAGCTGAGTTATCTAACTTACACATGAACAACATTGAGAATGGTTTCTTACCATTAGTAATGATTAATATGAATAGTGGAGTACCTGCACCTGAAGAAAGACAAACAATAGAGAGTTTAATTGAGAATAAGTTTACAGGAACTCGTAATGCTGGTAGATTTATGATATCATTTAACGATAATGTTGAATCAAAACCAACAATTGAAACAATTACTACTGATAATTTGCATGAGAAATACAAATATGTAGCAGATTACGCGCAAGATAGAATATTAGTAGGACATAGAGTAACATCACCATTATTATTTGGTATTCGTACATCAGCGGTTGGATTTAGTTCTCAATCAGAGGAAATGAAAACTGCATTCTCTATTATGCAAACAATGACAATCAATCCATTCCAAAATTTAGTGATAAATGCACTAACTGATGTGTTTGAGCAATCAGGTTATGATAATACTGAATTATTCTTTGAACAATTAACACCATTAGCGATTCTTTCTGAAACTGCTGATGAAACTGGACAAAGTATTAACGAAGTTGAGGATGATATCAATGAGCAAGGTGAAAACCCTGCAACTACTGAAGAAGATGTAGTTATACAACAAAGTAATCCAAACTTCACAAAAGAATTTGAAATATTTAAACAAAAATAACAATGAGCTACGCACTTTTTATAACAAGAAACGATATTATCAAAAATTCACCTTTACAGGGAGCAATTGATGCAGATAGGTTACTACCATTCGTTCGTACTGCGCAAGATAAGTACATGCTTAATTTATTAGGTACTGTGTTGTTTGAATTCTTACAATTGAAGATTACTACTAACACAATTAGTTCATTAGATGCATATTATCAGGATTTAATTAATGACCATATCAAACCTACACTAATATGGTACTCCTGCGTTGAATACATCCCATTTTCGGGCATTCAATTCAAAAGTGAGGGTGCAGTTAAGCACAAATCAGATACGGGGGAAACGCCGTCTAAGAATGAGATTGATTATCTATTAGCAAAAGCTGAAAATAGTGCTGATTTCTATGCAACTAGATTACAAAACTATTTAGTAGCATATTCTAACCAAATACCACAATACCTTGAGAGTGTTGGTAATTTAACACAGGTTTATCCTGATTTTACTAACCAGTACTTCGGAGGTATCCAATTATAATATTATGGGATTAACAGTAGTAAATAAAGTAGGTACAAACTTTTCATTATACTATAATGTTTTAAATTATTTTAAAACAATAATGACAAATCACCCAGCGATTCAATCAGTTAGTCAGGGTGATATATACGATATAGATGTAAATGAATTTCCAGCATATCCATTAGGTAATATATTAATAACTAATGCAACATTTAGTGATTCAGAAACTGTTTATAGATGTCAGCTTACAATTGCTGATAAAATTAAATTAAAGAATAATGAATCAGTTGGTGTTTATAATAAAGAAACTATTCCTTACTTTGGTACGGATGATACCGTTGATATTCATGCAAATACATTAAGTATAATAAATGATTTAACATCTTACACTCAATACGCAGTGGATAATTTTGAAATAAATGCTGATATAAATTGTGAAGCATTTAAAGATAAATTTGAAAATGGTTTAGGTGGATGGGTAGCTACATTTGATTTAACAACTCATAACGATAGACCTAGATGCTTATATAATTTATTAACTTAATAATGAAAGAGTTTAGACAAGTAGCACAGGTATATGCAGAACTAGCTCAATTATATATTGTTAATAGAAGTGTTCCTGCTTATAAAACAGGAAACTTATACGATAGGGTTGGTTTGTATAACACTTATGAGAAGATGGTAACAATAAGACCATCCAAATCAACTACTAAATTCAAATTAGATATTCCTTCAGTTAATCTATCTCTATCATTTGCTCCTCCGGGTGCACGTTATGGAGCAATAGTGCATGAGGGTACAGGATTAGGTAGGAATTCAATACCACGTCCGTTCGCAGAAGAAGCTGCTAACGATAGAGTTATGCAGAAAACCATTAACGATGCTATGAAAGGTATAATAAATGATGAGGTTTTACCACAAATACGTGCTAGAATTGATAAATCGTTTATAAAGTTGTTGAGTAAAAGGAACTAACCCCCAATACAACATTGCTTTTTGTGGTTATATAATAAACAAACTTATGTCATTAAGCATAACCCAATATCCAGCTACCTGTTCTTTAGCACAATCACCTATGGTGTTTACCGTATTTGAGACCACTAACGTTGTTTATAGTTCATCATTTCAATATTATGCAGATTTGTATTATTGGGAAGGAGCACCAGCTGCATCAGGTTCCACAGGAGATTACACATTAACGAAGTATCCTAATACCAGTTTAGTTGGTATGTTTGATGTTAGTAGAATTATAAACTCAACCCTAACTAGTTTAGCATTTGATGATACATCAAACGTAAAGTACTATAAGTGTGATTTCTATTGGCAATATACAAATGCTTCAAACGTAATTGTATCATCATCTAAAGTTCCTAGTGGAACATATAAAGCATTAGATGGTTATGCACTATTTCAGGAACCAATCAATCAACAAATTGTATCTAAATCAGCTTACTGGCCTATCATGAGTGATGGACCTGTAACTCAATCTTTTTTAGAAGATACTTTAGGTTGGATGTCAGTTTATGTTGGTAACACAGGTGCAACTCAACCTACAAAATTAGTTTATTCAGGTTCAGCAGGTAATGCAAATTATGCATTAACTAGTAGCTTATCATCATCAGGACAAATTAGTTATTTCCCAATTGGAATGACATGTGATGATTTTCCTTTAAGTGAAAATAGTGAATTTTTTAGTGTACAAGCTTTTAATGGTAATACACCATTAGGTGCATCAATTCGTTTTGAAAAAGATTGTAAACAAAAATATCCAAATGTAAGAATCAAATGGAAAAATAGATACGGACAGTTTGATTATATGAATTTCTATATGGTAAACCGTCAGGGATTCTCATCAACAAAACGAACCTATCAACCACAATTAGGAACATGGCAGGGTACATCTTTAAGTTATGAAGATTATGAAAGTTCAACACTAAATTATATATCAGATAGTAAACAAACCCTAAGTGTAAACACACCATATATTAATGAAGATTATAATGAGATATGGAAACAATTATTAGTTTCTGATGAGATATATTGGGTTTATGGACAGGATTCAGAAGGAGAAGGATTTAACAATGGATTTGCTAATGGATTTGCAGCAGGAGTAACAACAACTGAAGTAGTTAGACCTATTACTATTAGAACTGATAGTACTGTGTTTAAAACGGGTGTAAACGATAAGTTAATTCAGTATCAATTTGATTTTGATTGGGGACAAGGATATAAATTAATAATATAATGGGAGTAGTTACTACACAAGGTTTTGTATTTAAATTAGTTGCAGATGGACAGATTTTAGACCTATTTGCAGATGAAGAAATTAAGTTATCTGATAACGTAACAGGTTTATTTGATTTAGGAGTTTTACCAACTGATTTTACACGACAAATTAATCTACCAGGTTCAAAAAAGAATAATGCTTTCTTTGAACACTGCTATGATATTAGTGTAGAAAACCCTGATACATTTGCAACCAACATTAAAGTACCATGTTATTTGGATTTTGATGGTTTGTATTTAGCACAAGGATATCTACAACTTAATAAGGTTAATGTTTATGCAAATAAATTTATTGATTCATACGTTGTATCGGTATTTGGTGCGTTATCTTCATTTGGTATTCAGATTAATAAAACATATTTAACTGATTTAACAAACTTAGATGTGTACAACCATACTGCATCTTATAATAATATTACTGCATCATGGAGTGGTAGTTTATTTAATGGTGATATTGTTTACCCATTAGCTGATTATGGTAGTGGTTATCAATATACATCAGGTCAGTATGAATTATTTGGAATGGATGATACAAATGGTGCATTATCAGTACAAAACTTTAAGCCTGCAATCCGTATGAAAGCAGTATGGGATGCTATATTTGATTCAGCTGGATACACATATACAAGTTCATTCTTTGACCCATACGAATCTTTACCTTCAACATATACTGTAACAAATAATGGTAGTGGAAATTATGTAATAAATGGAAGTTCAAATCCAACATTAGAAATAGCAGAAGGTAAAACTATTGTGTTTAATGTAAGCGCATCAGGTCATCCTTTTTGGATTAAAACTGTAAGTAGTATTGGTACTGGAAATGCATACAATACAGGTGTTACTAACAATGGTACTGATAATGGTACGATAACTTTTGTTGTACCTTATAACGCACCATCTAATCTTTATTACAATTGCCAGTATCATTCATCCATGTCAGGTAGTATTAATGTTAAAAATAATTTTTTAGATGATGTTTATTTAGTTTGTAATAACTCATTAAAATATCCTGAATTTGCTGGTATTGATTTGGAAGGATATGGTAAAATAAAAGTAGGTGCAGTATCAGGTAGTGGAATGACCGATAAGGTTTTAACTGCTGGAACATATACTACCTTACCTTGGTATAATGTATTGTCAGACCCTCAGGGTTCTTATAATAATGGTGCATACAAAGTTAATGAAACAACTAACATATCAGGTAAATTAAACATAAACATAAATGTAAGTTGTTCAGTAAACAATATGCCGGGTACTTTATCAGCAAATGGAACTTGGCAAATCAGAATGATAGAAACAGGTAGTTCTACACCTTACTCAACTAGAGCAATACAATCTTATATATTTTTCTTTGACCAATTACAAAATAGCAGAACAGGTAAAATTGATACAACATATCAATTAGAAACGGAGTTTTTAATGGATGGTATTCCTTCAGGTAGTTATTATTTTCAAATAAGACAAAGTCCTAATTCTGCAGTAGATGCTGCTCCATTAGTAACATTAGACCCGCGAGGAACAACTAAATCATTTTTACAAATAAATGAAGTTAAACAAGCTGCTGATGGTAGAATTATGGATATCCCATCTAATATGCCATTTGGTACAACTGGTATAAAGCAAATTGATTTTCTTAAAGGAGTTCAAAAGAAATTTAACTTAGTAATATATCCATCTAAAACAAGGAGAAATGAATTCATAGTTGAAACATTTAACGATTGGTATAAGGATGGAGAGATAAAAGATTTTAATAAATACATTAATTTAGATGAGAAGATAGAAGTAATTCCAGCTAACAATTTTGCAGTAAACGAATTAAACTTTGGTGATACGTTAGATACTGATTATATATCTCAACAATTTAGTAAAGCAGCTAATAGAGAATTTGGTAAACAATATTATACGGATACACAAAATTTCTTTTCGCAAGGTAAGTTTGAAGTTAAAACATCATTAGCATCATCTCCATTAATTAAAATAGCTGGAACAGGTTTATCAGGTTCAATATCTGGTATTACACCAACCATAACACAATATAGTGCAGGTAGTAATTATAGATTTACAAATGAATCTTACTCTTTCAATGTATGTGTTGTTGGAAATGAAATTGAAATGTTCACTGCAGATGGTATGATTTCACCGGGACAAATTGCATACTATGACCAATATGGTAGCGTAGCAATTACCGGATATAAATACTTTACCTATGGTGGTGGAAATGAAATTTATCAAATAAATCAATCAACAGGAGAAATAGGATATGGAACAGGAGATTTCTGTTAAAATAATTAATTATGGCGCAACAAACATTTACGGATTGTTTTACATTAGCAGTTGGATGTATTTTATATACATCTAATTCTGGTACAACTCCTGTTGCGGCAGGGTATTATTCAAATGGAACTGATTGCTATACTGTAAATAGTTCAGGTGTAATAACATCAATTGGTGTATGTCCAACAAGTACTACTTCAACAACTGCTCCTACAACTACAACTAGTACTTCAACAAGTACTACTTCAACAACTGCTCCTACAACAACAACTAGTACTTCAACAAGTACTACTACATCTACAACTACAACAACTACTGCTGCTCTTAATGCGTATGCAGTAGAAAAATGTAATGAGCCAGGAAATAATGAGCCTGTTGCAGTATATGGAACACTTACTTTAGGAAGTGTATATAAATTTTTCTTAACTGGTTCATCGGTATTTAATGGAACTAATTGTTGGACGTACCTTGGTGGTTCAATATTTCCACCGGCATCAATAGCAAGTACTATAACTGGAGGTCCTTTTGTTGATTGTACTACATGTATTGCAACACCAACTACAACTACAACGAGCACTACA